ACAGCCAGCGAAATGCGCCTTCATAAATCCCGGCCGCGGACCGCCCGACCCCGCGCATTACAGCAGGCTTGAAGTTGTCTCCTAATTGCTGAAGACCTTCGAGGACGACTTTATTGTTGTCAGCGGGCGTGATCTTGACGTCGAGCAATTCAACACCTCGGACTGGTCAAGACAGGCATGACCTGTCAGACCTACGATGTGGTCTCAAAACGCGAGCTGGTGATCACTCGCACGGCAAAGTCGGACGGTGGATCCACGGTGATTCCCTGGGCGAGCTTGGAAATCCATATCTCGGCCTGGTCGAGATAGTCCTTGCGCTGCTGTTGTTCGCTCCGCGTATCCGACGGCTCTCCCAATCCGCCGCGCGTGCCGAGAACGATGTTGATCCGGCGCTGGACCATTTCCGCCGCGGCGAGGCACTTCTCGGCTTTCTTGACGTAGTTCAAGCGGGCGGCGTCGTTGTAGACGGAACTGCCGACGCGCTCGGCAAGCTCAGCGGCCTGCTCAGAGATGACGGCGTCGACCAGGACATCGAACGCAACTATGTCGGGCGCAATGACAGAGTACAGTTCCTTGGTGAAGCCAAGGCCGGTGGGGCCGATTATGTCGTCGCGGGTGATCTTGGGCATGAGTCAAAACCTTTTGCCACGGAGGCAAGGAGACACAGAGAACGTCAAAATCGGATCATCTAAAAAAAGGGGACCGGGGCAAGTCCGGTCCCCTTCAGGTGAGACAACACCTAGTTGCTGCTGTAGACCCTCACCAGGACGGCCGGGCGGTAGCAGATCGCCAGGGGGTTGCTCTGGGTGTGCAGGTCGTAGCCGCGGCCGTGCTTGCGCTCGTCGAACTTGGCGTAGTACGGCAGGCCGACCGTGTTGACGGTCTCGTTGAAGTCCGCCGGGCTGACGACGGTGCGGAACGTCTCGGTCGTGCCTTCGGGGAAGGCGTGGCCGTCTCCGGAGGCGATGAACCGGCGGGCGTTGCCGGCCGCGTCGGACGCGACGCCCCGGTATTCCTCGAAGGTGATGCCTGCGACCTGGAAGCCCTTGCGGAGATCGCCGCCGAGCTTTTCCTGGGCAGCGGACCAGTTCTGATAGATGGCCTTGATGGTCGCGTGCTTGACAAGCTTGTCGTAGAACTCCTGGGACACGACACAGCGGACGCCGTTCATGACCTCGCCCTTCAGGTTGTCCTCGATGTGGCGCAGGACCTCGCGGCACTTCTCGACGACCTCCGTGCCGGCCGTCCCGAGAACGAAATCGACGGTCTTCTGGACGATTCCGAACTCGGTATAGAGGTTGTAGAGCGTGCTCGCGTCGGCGTCGAGGATGATGCCCTTGAGGGCGCCGATGCGGAGGTGCTCCAGGGTGATGTCGTGCTTGTTCTTCATGCTCTGGAGCTTGTCCAGGATCTCGGACTGGACGGTTTTGAAGGCGTCCTGGGAGCCGAACGCCCGGATGCCTTCCACGTCCTGGGGCAGGACGATGTCGTCATGCGGGAGATGCGGGATGACGAATGACCGGACCTTGCGCTTGCCCTGCTTCCCGGTCTGGCCGGGGGCGCCGACGGGCTGGGACTGGAGCAGGGTTAGGACGCCGTTCTGCTCTTCGACGAAGATCGTGCGGGTGCGCACGCCCTTGACCGGGAAGAGGTTGAGCTGCTCGAGCCTGCCGTACTTGTTCGGCAGGATGTTGATGGACGCGGTAAGCTCGCCTACGCTGAAGGCGGGGTCTTTTGCGAGATTGACGAACATGGGAACCTCCTTCGTAATGGCATGGAGCAGAGGGCATGGAGCAGAGGTTTAAACCCCATGCGCCATGCGCCACGCCCCTATGCGGTTTTAAACTACGCCGCGACGCGGCTGATGATGTGCTGGGACGCGAGCTGCGCCAGGGCCGCGGCTTTGTCCGCTGCGCTGATGCCGCCGGGCCAGACGAGGCCGGTGTCCTTGACCAGGGCGTTCCTGACGATGGCCGCGCCGGCCTTGTCCGCGGCCGATGCGTCCACGTCCCCGGCGAGAATGCCGTACGCGGTCTGCGTGCCGTCGAGGGCGGCGGGGGTCAGGATCTTGACCTTGGCGGTGCCGGCGGCCACGGTGACCAGGAACGTGTCGCCCGCGATGAAGTCCTGCGCGCCGTCCGCGATCACGAACTTGATCTGGTTGGCGAAGGTCGCGGCCACGACCACGATGCCGAGGCTGTTGCCCTTGGGATCGAAGACCTCGAAGGTGCCGCTGTTCGCGGCCACGGCGATGCACTTGACCGTGTACACGCCGACCTGGGCATTGGCGATTGCGGGAGTCGTGGCATCGAGGGTCATGACGCCGTTGCCGGTGTTGCCGGCGTGGGTTTCCGAGAGCGCGCCGATAGTGGCCTTGCCGACGACGGTGCCGATCAAGAGATTCTGGCCGGAGAGCACGGTGACGGCCTCGCGCGAGCCATCCTTGTTGAGTTCGTCGAGGACGATGTCGCCCAGGTAATTGGACTCGCTGTAGACCGCGCCGGCGATGCCGATGATCAGCCGGCGGGTGATACGCTTGCTGAACACGGCAAGGCATGCGAAGACGACGGGTACGATAAGGGCCGCGGGCCGCTCGAACGATGCAAACAGAACCGCGGTCAGAATGAGCAGGGAGATGAGGACCATCCCCAGGGTTGCGAGCTGACGGAGTTTCTTCTTCATGGATTCCTCCTGTGGTTTATTAATGGCACGGCGCATAGGGCATGGCGCATGGCGTTTAAACCCTATGCTCTTTGCGCTCTGCGCTTTGCGTTACTTCCTGCCGCCCGCTTCGGCGCGCTTTTTGGCTTCCTCGCTGAGCGAGGTTTTGCCGGCGCCGGCGTTCGTGCCGCCCGGTGCGGCTACGGCGGCCGAGGCGTCCTTGCCGTCCTGGTCGCGCTGCGACTGGTCCGGGGCCGGGAGCTGGAACTTGTCCGGGAACTGCTTCCGGGCCGCGGTCATGCCCTTTTCGGACATGGTTTTGAGCCGGTCGATCGGCACGGTCATGAGGTACGTCTCTTCGGCCTTCTGGCTGGCCTCGTCGGTCTTGATCTCGCCGAGCAGCACGCCGGCCTTGATCATGTCCTCGATGAGGCTCTTCCGATAGGCCGCTCCGTCGATCGCGGCGGCCTTCATACCCGCGTTCTCCGTGGTGAGGCGGGAGATCTCCGTGTCCTTATCTCCGACCAGGAGGATGATGTCCTGGGCCAGGGTGTCGGCCTTGAACGTCTTGCCGAACTTCGCGCCCAGCATTGCAATCACTTTATCCATGGTTTCCTGTTCTCCTTTTTTTGAGATGTCTTCGGGCTGCTGCTGCGGGGCGCCCTTGGCGGACTTCATGACGCCTGCCCCCGGCTGTGCGCCCAACCAGACTAGCGACCCTTCGAGGGCCTCGCCTTTCGGACGGTACTCGCCGTATATGTGATTGCCGTTGTCGTCCGTGATGGAGTAGAACGGCGCTTTGAATCCGATGGATGAGAAGCGGATGATGCCGGCGTTCATCTTCTTTCTCGTGTCGCTGTTGGAGTCCAGCGCGAGGATATAGGCGTCGGACATGAGGGCGCTGACCATGGTGACGCCATCGGGCAGCTTGATGGCCTCGTTGGTCTTGGCCATGAACTCTTCCGGCGTCATCTGGACAACGCGGCAATCGAAGTGCAGGCCTTCGCCCGGGCCGCCGTGACCATTCCATCCGCCGGGATGGCCCTCGACGAAGAAACCCTTTCCCGGCAGTGTCCGCGCGAAGTCCGCGAGCAGGTCCTCGTTGAAGCGCTCCACGTCGCGGTCGATGCCATTGTGGGCCATGAGCAGCTGAACGTAGTGGACCTCTTCTTTTTTCAGCGGGACGATGGCGTACGAGTTGATCTTGGCGAGTTGGGCGTCGGTGAGCTCCTTGCCGGAGCTGAGGCCCTTGATGGAATAGACCTTTTGGAGGGACTGTTCGGCGCCGGCGGCGGCCTCTTCGAGATTGTTCAGCCGGGCGGTGCGGGTGACGATGCCCTTGAAGACGGCTTTGGTAGTCATGGTCATTTCTTGATCACCGGGCCTTTCTTGAATTCCGTGGCGTCCTTCTGCGTGATCGTTTTCACTTCGCCTTGCTTTTTCATGAATCACCTCGTTTTAGCAAAGAGCATGGAGCAAAGAGCAGAGA